CTCGGTGATCGCGGCGATGTCCTCAAGAACGCCTGGAGTATCGCGCAAAATGTAGAGGACGCTACCGAAGCGCTCGCGGTTGGTAGAAACGTCGGTGCAGGCGTCATGCAAATGCCAGAGCAGCTTCTCGACATTGCCAAAAACCGCCAAAGCAGTCGACGTATCAATGAGATGGGACGTGAAATCTGCCTCGTCCTCGTGGATCGCAACGTCGCGCGAGCGGACGCCGAAATGAAGCAGCCGCGTCTGATCAAAATTCTCATCCCCAACCAAATCGTCCCCCGCGCATGTCCATCCACGACAGCCACCATAAGCTGCCATGACGGATCTGGAGAAGGTGTTCTGGGTGGTGGTAGACAGCTGGCCTGAAGAAGTAACGCCGTACTTCTCGCACAACCAGACCTCGCCCTGGTTGTTAAGGACGTGGCTGCTCAAAATGTGGGCATACCTCCTAACCAACCGGCCAACATCTTGGTCGCCGCAATTGTCGCCTCGGCGCTCACCGTCTGCGTGGATAAAGGAGCCATCGATTGACAAATCAAAGGCTGACGCGTCACTTGACACGTTCCTCTGTGCCACGCCCTCAGCGGTGAACGCTCTAACGAGGTGACGCAATCCTTCCGGGCTGTGTCCCATACCCAATGCCGCGCAGGTCAAAGACCCGGACTGATATGCATCAACATGAGCGGCATTGTCGGCTTTGTGCAACAGTGCTTGGACGGTCAGATCGATGAGGCTGCTGATCCAGATCAGCCTAAACCTGCCCTCTTCCGTCTTCTGGGGCGAATGCCCCTCCCCCTTCATGAAGATGTCCTTGACGTCGGCACAGCCGAGCTGAACAAGCTCAATCGGATTGAGGTCGTCGAGCTGGCTACCGGCCACGGCGATCAAAATGAGCCTGCTGAGAGCCAAATCAACAACTTCTTCCGGATGGGCCCTCACCCATGCGGCCTTCTTCATGTTGCGGTAACGCGCACTGACACCGGAGGACTTATCCTCAAAGCCAAGGAAAGTCTTCAGGAAGCCGGTCTCACCCTCCTCCAGATAACTCTTAATGGGTGTATCACCAATGCCCGCGGCATACTTCTCGCGGACGAGCTTAACCGCTGCGTCGAAATCCTCCTGCTGCTCAGCAGTGAGTTTGGGACGGCTAGCGGTGGCGAGCTTCGCCTGAGCGCGAAGAGACCTATCAATGTTCTTCTTGGAGCTGGCGGGAATCTTGTACTCGCCCTTGGTGCACCCGTGGCGCCTGTCTGCATAATACGACTCCGCCAAAGAGCGGAGACGCTTCTGCAGATCGGACTCGTTGTTATTGATCTTCTTCACCTTCCCAGCACGCTGTGCCTCGTAGGAACCAACACGACGGAAATAAGGAGTGCCATCCCGGTCGGGAATGGTCTCGCAGTCTCCTTCCAACGCCCACTCGGGCGAAACCTTCTTCATGTAGTCACGTAGCAAAGAATTGGAGGGGACGGCGAGAACGGCACGGAGCCGCTCCCGAACATCGTCGGTTGCTTCTTCGTTATAGTAAGAAATTTCCCTCAAAACGCGTGGCGCCTCATCATGTAGAATCCCATGCTTCCAAGACCGGACATTACGGTCCATGTCAAGGAGAATCTGCTGGCGGGCAATAGTAATTGCCTGCTCTGCAAGACTCTCGCCCACAGGAGGCTGAGGGGGAAGTAGCGAGGGGCCTGGCTCAACAACCGACTTCTGCATTGACAAATATCGCTGCGAAGCGCCCGGTCGGGCGTGGCCGGTCCAACCATGCTTGAGTTCCATCATCTCGTCCTCGTCCTCGGACTCATAATCCGACTCGTAAGAGGCATAATACTCTTCCCAACGGCGTGTTCTGCGTTCCTTCTTGCTCTCGCGTGACTCGCCGGGGGTGACCAAACTGTCGCCCCACTGCTGAATACGCTCAAGCAATGGGTTCTTAATCAACATCATCCGCTCAAGGTTGGCAACAACTGCATCAGTATGCATAAACAAGTTTGCCTTCCCACGGTGATGCTTCAACGAGTGGGCGGGCTGACCAAGCCAAAGGCCTGCGAGCTTGAACCCACTCTGAACAACACCAACACCAGAAGAGCTGGCGCCGGGCTGCGAAACAATCTCAGCCAACGCCAATCCGAGGTTGTGCGTCTTAGGTTCGAGGCATTCTGGGATATTGCCCTCCTCCTTGACGATGGTGCCGAAATCATCGGTGCCATACGTGATGGTGCCACGCTGCAACTCGTAATTGCGCGTCAAATCCTTGTCCTTCAACGACTTCACTCCAATCATCGAGATCTCATCCTTCTCCAGAGGGATCGCCATAAAGTCCAAGAAGGTGCAAGTATGCTTCCTCTCGTCCCAAGCTGGCGCTCCAAAACTGTCGAGGTAATAAGCCCGATCGAGCCCGATGCGAACACCGGACTGGCGGCCTGCAACGGCGGTGGAGTTGGTGCCTCTCACAACAATGTGCGCATGGCCGGCCGTCTTATGACGAGCCATGACCAAAATGTTGTTGATGACAATAGCCGAAGAGAACAAATTCAACAAGGAGTCGTGAACCAGAACGTGTCCTTTCTCGAGGGGAGCTGGACGCGCATTGCTCGACAAACCACTCAAGGCGCTCTCACCAGGCGACAAATCTTTCAGCACTGCTGGTTCGACAATCTCCCAATGGCTAGTGGTGGTCTCGTTGCCAGCGCTGTCGACAGTAGTCTTGCCACCGGTCAACCTAACGCGACTGATGGACATGTCCTCATGCCGAACAAAATCCTTCTGGTTCCAGCGGAAGTAACCATACTTCGTAGGAGGACCTCCCACAACGCAATCTGCTGGGCGCTGTAGGAAAACTTGAACAAAGAGATCAATCAGCTTTGACACAACGGAAATGGCCGGGGACGCCGTCCAAACCGCCGCATACAACGCACGAAAACATGTGCGCACGAAACGGCGATGTAC